GACCAGTGAACTTCAGGTTCTTGAATCATCTTTTTCCTCCAGTCTCAAATTTAGATTTAATGAATAATAATTGTTCTTTGGTAAGAATACTCAGAGCCTGTTTTGCTTTTTCGTTATTATATCCATAATAACGTTTGACATAATCTAAATCTCTGATCTCGTCCTTTCGGAGCCACGGAGAGAATCTTTTCCGTTTCCTCACACTATTTAGCATGAACGAATACTGGAGGTTCGGGTCTAAATGTGAATTTAGATTCATTTCATTTGCATACAGAACTGTGTCCAGTTGACCGGACATGCAGCGATTTACAATGTATGCTGGATATTTTGCGTCTGGATCTTCCAGTCGAAGATCTCTCTTGTTAATGTTGATGGAATTCAACCAATCTTTTAGTTCCAATGTCGGATCACTCCTGCAATAATAAAACAATTAGTAATGAGATAAGAAAGAAATATAGCACTCCGTACCATAACCACGTAGTTATCATACCTGTGAGTTTTGTCATCAGAGAAACTCCCTAAACTATATTTCCAAATACGTCCCAGTCTTTTCATCCGTTCTTAGTCTTGTTCCTGATAATAATCTGGTCGTTCTCGTAATCTGCTACGAACTCAAGAACATCTTCATGGTCCCAAAGCAACTCTTCATAGAGTGCATTGAGTTTTCCCATATCCTCATATAACTGATTGGGGTTTGTCATAGTTAAAAAGTAAAAGTTCTTTTCGTTCTTTTTGCTCGCGCATATACTCGCCTACAGATCTCATTGTGTATGTAAGGTCAAACTCACCTACTTCCCACCCTTGGAAACGTTCTTTGACCAGTTGAGACGAATTATAAGATATGAGTTGAGGACCAATAGACCGATCACAATCGGCAGCAAAATCGTCGTGGTTGAATCCGTTATGCATACTCCCCTTCCTTCCATATAGATTATCTCGTATGTCGTAGGGGGGATCAAGGTAGGTGAAGCACTCTTTGTTATCAGTAAGGAGTTGTTCATAACTGAGATTAGTAATTTTCCAATCTTTGATTAATTGGGAATACCCTGGAAGTTTTTCGATGCCTCGCATTGAGAAGTTGGAGACACTTGCTTGTTTGCTGAAGGATGATGATTCAGTGAGACCACTAAAACTACACTTATTAACGATATAAAAAGCAGCTGCGCGAGATAAATCCGATTCATTATAGTCATTTACAGTCTCCTTTGACTTCAAAAATAGACCTTTAGCAGATCCAGGTTCAGGGTGCTGTGACTTCAGTTCACCAATTCTCTCAGCAAGATCAGCACCAGAATCCTGTAGGACCCTCCAGAAGTTATATAGAGGTTTATACAAGTCATTTACCCAGATATCCAAGTGAGGATACTTCTTAGTGACGTGAATGGCAACACTGCCCCCACCAAGAAATGGTTCTCTATACTCTGTAAAGTTTCGTAGGTCGGGAAAGTAAGGGTCCATCTTGGCTGTTGCCCTAGATTTCCCGCCCGGATAGCGGACCGGCGTTTTATAAGACTTCATCACAGAATGAGTTTCTTTTCAGGAGTGGTGATACCACCGAACATTTCACTATACTTGTTTTTTACAGTAGGGTCAACTGCTGCGATATAAACAATGAACTGTCGTCCTACTATAATCTCAGGTTCTTGCTTATCAACCACAGTTGCCCAAGGGATAAATCCAACACTCTGTGCCTGGGGAACACAGACCAGTCCGTTCCTTACAGTGATACTTTCATCATTCTCTTCAACAATCTCAGCAACGATCTCTTCGCCAGTGCTGATGCGTAACAATTTTACATTCATTTTAATTCCTGATAGTGTTTAATTAGTCTTTCAATTTGTTTCTTGTCTGTGCCGCAAGGGGCATTCCTTAAACAGATAAGAGTAGCAGCAGTATCTGAGATTGTGGGTTTGATAGTAAACCCCCACTTATCAACTTTACCTTCAGCGGGTGCTTCAACGTAATCGAATTCATGTGGCATTAAAATCCCCCACCTTTACCTTTTTTCTTTGATTTAGGTAACATCTCTTTTAGTTCTTTTTCAGAGTAGTGATCGTAGAGTTGAAGCATACGATCTAATGCATATTGGAACTGAGAACCAGCACTCATCTTACTGAGTATATGATGTGCTGCATCATATCTGAGTTCTTCTAGTTCGTTCTTGTTCACTTGAACTCGCAGTCTACCATTATTTCAGTCATTGCCGCCAAGAGATTGATTTCTTGGTCTGCTACAAATGCCGATTGATACTGATACTTAGCAACAATGAGCACAGCAGCAGCAATGCTAGGACCGTCCAGAACTTCATAAAGAGCATCGTAAGCACGACGCAGAAGTACATTAGGATCATTGTCCAGATTAGAAACGATCCACTTACGGACTTCAGTAAAGTTCTTCTCTTTGAGATTCTTGACCAGATCATTTACTGCGATATCCCCAAACGACGCAAGGATCCCCGAATCAATCTTACCAGCCACGGAGTATCGCTGACACTCGTTAAGGACTCGTCTCCAGTCTGGGAAGTGCTTTCCGATGAGTTCAGCGAGTACTTTGTTTTCGTACTCAATGCCTTCACCTGTAAGGATTTCTTGAAGTCTAACGAAGAAACCGTTGGCAATCTTTGCTCGTTCTTTTCCTTTGATACCAAACTCAACGACTGTGCATCTGGAGTGGAGCGGTTCAAGAATTTTGTTCTTGTAGTTACAGGTGAAGATGAATCTACAGTTACCAGCAAACTCCTCAATAAACGCCCGTAAACAGAGTTGTACATCATTGGACGTGTTATCTGCTTCATCAATGATGATGACTTTGTGTTTTGCAGTTGCTTGAAGCGATACGGTCGAAGCAAAGTTCTTCGCATTGTTTCGGACAGTATCCAAGAATCGTCCTTCATCGGACCCATTGATGACATAATAATCTACTCCCAGTTCTTTGCACAGTGCTTTTGCTACTGTAGTCTTACCGATTCCTGGAGGACCCGCTAGTAGCATGTTGGGAATCTCACCCTTATTTAGAAAATCTTGGAACATTTTCTTTGTATCTTCAGGAAGGATACATTCCTGAATGGTCTGTGGTCGATACTTCTCGACCCAAATAAAGTTACTCATAATCAAATCCAGTCAGGTTTACGATGGGGGAGACGAAGATAATTATCGCATACCCATGGTTTAGATGCAATATACATCTTGTAAGCAGTGAAAATATCAATGCTTTTATCATACTTATACTCGTCAGGTCCTGCAAAGACAAAAGGAGTGTGGTCATCCCATTTCACATAAGGAATGATTTCATCAGCAGCAAGGAGAGTTTTAAAGCAAGTATGGCATTTACCATATCGAGTGAAATACTCTTCACATAATGCTATACCGTGAGCAAGCAACCACCTAGAGTTTTCTACAGTCTCATTTGCCCACTTGGTGCATGGGTGATTACGGAACGCTCCCTTCTCTGTAGCATAGGGTGTTCCGTCTGCCTTAGGCAAAGTACCATAATCATGCCCCCACTTGTCTGAGGCGACTATAGCGAGGAGTTGACAGGTCTCCAGAGGCATCTTGACGATGTGCTTGTCAGGTAGAACCTCAGCAGACTTGACTGGACATTCATTTGTGATGAAAATGTTCATAATAAATGTGATAAGGAAATCACTAGGAGGAATGTAACCATAATAACAACATCCCAAGAGTTTGTCCGTATGAAGTAAGGAATTGAAATACTATCACCCACCATCTGCAATACGACACCAAACGTTGTATTGATATGAAGGATAGTAAAATAAGCAATGATCACGAGACCACTACCCAATACCCTCATGGGAACATCAACCGAAGGTTGAATCCGGTTCAAGTGCGATGTAATACGTGAGATTGACATTAGTACTTACAAATCTAGCAAGGAGTTTTTCTGAGATTACAACCTCATAAGTTCCAGGAAGAATTTTAATATTTTCTACCTTAAAGTTAAAAGCAAACTCAAGATTAGTTTCTCCAACGGTGATCGAATACTCATTAGATGTGTCATTCTTTTTATCACGAACGACCAATTTAACGACACCTGCTTCTCCAACTGCAACCAAATCTGGGAGTTGATAGACCGCAGATGCTTTCAGGAGCGACTGTAGTTGGGTGCTATCAAGTTTAAAGCAAACGTCTTCGGTGGGCAGTTGAATAGACTTCTCAGGGGGAGAAACGATCACACTGGGGTCTGCAAAGAAGTACTTCGTCTTACGGTCCTTGCCCTCACGGATGGTCAGGTTTGACTGGTTAGGGAATTCAATAGAGGGGTTATCATGTAGAGTAACACCGTTCAAGAATTGCACCAAGTCATAGATTGCAAAGTCCTGGGGAATCTCTTCTTCAATCTCTGCCTCTGCCAGGATATTCTTCATCACAGACATGGTGCGGAGAGTATTGCCTTTCTTGAATGCAATAGACTGATTGATAGAAGCAAAGTTCTTGAGGAGGTTGACAGTTTTTTCAGACAGTTTCATAGTCATTGATTGTAAGTTTCACGTTTGGCATTTTTGTCATTGAAGTGCATTAGAAGAACAGCATAGTGAAGGATCTTAAGTATATCACGACGTGGCGTACCTTTCTTGTCGTATCGAGATACATATTTCATAATATTATCTCTAGAAC